TTTGCCCGCCTCTGGAGAACTTTTGTCTCTGCGGGTTGACGTGCAATTCTCAGAGCCCGACCCGAAATATCCCCAAGAGATCGTAGGGCATCAAACTTTAACTCAGGATAATCTCTCTCCAGGTCTTTGAGGATTTCAGATATGTGTAAGGTGGCGCCCTCTATATCGACAGGCGCAACCAAGGGGAAAGCCTTTGAGTTTGGGTCCGGGGAGTAAATGGCCATCTCCTCCTCTCTCCCAGGTTCGGGTCTGGCTGTAGTCTTTGGTACGCTTCCCATAGTCACATTTGGAGATGAGCCTTTAATCCCGGCAAAGAACCACTTTGCATTTACTGACTTCCTGATTTGATCCGAGAGCAGTGAAGCGAGGTCATCCAGTTCATGCATCTTGGAACGCGAGGGGTGAAGTTCTGACCATCCCCACTCCAACCCAACATCGTTATGCTGAATGTGGACCATTGGCACAAACCCGTAGGGCTCTCTCCACACCGATGCTTTTCCATTCCAGGGATACGGAGTGTCGTTCATATAGGTCTTAAAGACAACAGACTGCCCATCTCTTTCCGCAGTTTCCTTGTATACGACCATCTTGTTATTGTTTGGAGATTGCCGATTTTCTTCGATGGTGTAGCCCTTGATATTCCCAAAAGGGTCCTTGGTGAGACTCGTTACCAATCCTGGAAAGACACTCTCAACATATACCTTGCCAAGAGCAATATCGTCAATAACTCTCAGAATAACATCCCCATAAATAGCACCATGAAGGGATACGGTATCTTTTTTCGTGGCCCAATTGCTCCATCTCCAAATGTCGGCCACGGCAGGGCGGAGAGCCTTATTGCCAGTAACAATAGGAAGGGCGCCAGTCTCTCCCGCCTCAGCATCAAGCTGACCACCCCAAAGATGAGACTTCCAAAATTCTCCGAGACGATGGGCGGGGCCGTAAATGCTCCTGGTGTATTCATAGAGGGCATACCTCGTCTTGTAAGTGCGCGCCCAGGAATGGATACTTCTGTAAATAGTATTTTCATATGCAGCCCAATTAACATCATATCGCACCTTGCGGGCTTCCGGGTCTGCAAACTCATCCTCCGAAAATACGCTTCCCGAAACAAATTCTTCTCTAAATGCTCTAAGTCCCTGCATAACTCTACTCCATAATGTCATTTCTTAACCTCGATAACCTGCCATCGGATTGGTTCCTACATGTAGCCCACCAGGAGCAAGAAGGCCGGCCAACACGAGACAGTATGAATCTGCTAAATCTTCTGGCAAGCCTTCTGGCGCTCTCAGTGTGGAACCCTCAACGGACGCTAATTGAGTATAGGTCTCAAACGTGTGAAGCATGGTCTCTTTATGTCTGAAAGCATCCGCTCCTGCATCGTAAAGTATGGTCTTCCCTTTTGATGAAGATAACCAACCCGGCTTGCCATCATGCCCCCTCAGAATTTCCAATGGAGAATTATCCTGAAGCCAGAGTATAAAAGCGTGACCATGATTGTTTCGTTCTGGCATTACGGCAGCAAAACCATAATATATTCCTATTGCATCGACATGGGCCGCGAATGTAGAGGGTTGATATTTCCCACTAAGTTTGGCAACCTCTTCCCCCGTATCTTTCCTTATTACGGTAAGAGCGCTGTCATTGCTCGTGGGATTTCCCTCTGCCAGATCGGCACCGATGCAATACTCCTGATTGGAAACATAAGCCTCATAGATAACCAGGCCGGGTATAGCCGGAGCTTTGACCGGAAAGATTTCTTCTTTTTCTGAAAAGCAAGCCTCTAGCCAAAGAGGAGAAATGCGCTTATCCAAAACTCTTGGGGACAAGGCTTCTGTGTCAGTCGCAGGATATTGCTCATACAGATCATCCAGGCTCCCTGTTCTGGCCTGAATATCCACCTTCTGAGCTTCGTACCATTCATCTGTTCGGTCGGGGCGGGCATACCAGGGAAGGAAGATCGACGACCAACTGGTTATTTTCTGTCTGGCGGCCCGATAAATCTTCTTGAATTCACTCTCAGGTTTACTCTTGTCTGCCCTACTGAGTAAGATCATTCTACCCCCAGCATCTATAGTGGGCTTCACGGCTCTCATTAATTGATTGAGATCGGGAACCAGGTCCGCCTCATCTACCAGCACTATTGTGGCCGTGTAACTATCGCCCGCTGTTGTTGGAAAGGCCCTTGCTTCACTTCCATTGCTTAACCGCCACTCATGGTCATTATCCTGGAGAATTGACCGGGCCTGCATCCACCGGGGAAGCCTCTTGTACATTTCCTTTAGGCGGCCAGTAAGCATGTATACAGCCTCTCTGTCCCTCCTGCTGAATAATAGGGCCGTTGCTACAGGTCGAAAGATCATTAACCATAGAATGTAAGACAGGATCAGCCAGGTCAATCCCTCCTGTCTGGCCTTCAATATAACCAACAGCAAGGAACTCTCTAGCTTTTCAACCACGTCAAACTGAACAGGCCATAAATTAAAAGAAATCCAGTCTCCCTCAACGGCGTCATAGATTTGAACGTAGTTGTCAATGAAGTAAGCCACATCTTCGTTGCACTTACACCACTCTATTTTAGGAGTTTGTCTTTGCACGATGCTTTCTCCACTCGACTAACTCTGCTGCTGCCGCCGCCATGTCTTCCGATGTAACCTCTACCTCCGGGCTACTAATCTGTAGGTTCTCTGTGGGCCGTCCATCTACACGGTCATAGAGCCACTCCAATAGCTTCGCCCAGGCAGCATTATTCAGTGGGATTTTCTTACCCTCAACAAGCCTGTAGCCCTGGGTGATTGCCGTGTAAATCGTTTTGGCAAGATGAGCCTTCATTGACAGTGTTTCGCCGCCAAGTTCTATCTTCTCGGCTCCATATTCTCGAAGTATCTCGGTTAACGTTTCCCCCTCTTTAGGACGACCCTTGGGGTTCCCGCTTTGACCTTTGACCCATTTACCTCTACTATCTTTGATGGGCCCCTGCTTTTCAGGCATCTCGCCCTCCTTCCGGGGTATTATACACGCCTACGCAATTGGCCACTCATCGCGGATTGTGTCCCGAAGAGCTTTAATTCGCCGCAGTTTTTGCTTTTTCCCTCCGAAGTTCTCGTTAAAAGCCTCCTGGAACTCATCCTTTGACCATCCTCCGGCTAAAGGCGAATTATAGCAGACTCGTCTTACTTCGTCAGTTGTCTTCTGATTTCTCACAATTTGGGCCGCTTGCCATAATTCCGCCTCGCGCTCATAAAGCTCCAATTGTAAGTCTCCCTCCAATGGCAAGCCGCCGACTCCCAGCCGGTAATGATCTGTCCCGTTACTGATAATTATATCGACGTTTCTGAGAGGGGTTTGGCGGGTTCCTATCTCAAGTATTTTTATTGTCAGCATATGCATAGTCATATTTATGCCACTCCCATTAAATGTCTTTAGATTTAAGGCTCAATAGCGATTTGTTGCGCCGCGCCACTCGCAAACCTGACCATAAGTCTTGTTTTCCCCGCCCCGTTATCTTCAGCAAAAATACGATAGGTATTAGCTGCACCCGCAGTGGGGTCGGTCATCTCGCTGCCTTCGATTGCGCCTGCCCCAACAGTAAGCCGTGAGGGTGGTGTGACTGTACCAAGCCCGACTCTGCCTACCGAATCAATTGTCATTTTTGCAGCAGCACTGCCGTTAGTAATAAACTCAAACCTATCGGTATTGTGATCGTATTCAATTCTACCGCCATTAAGCCCAAGTCCGCCCGGACTATCTGAAAAATCAAAAAATCCTCCCCCTGTTGGGCTTGAAACAATTGAAACAATTAAATTTCCAGAGCCGTCCGCATTTTCTATTGTGAATGGCCTGCCTGGGCTGGTTCCACCAATATGTATAGAACCATCCGAACCCTGAACAAAAAACTGCCCGTCATTGATATTTACGTCAACATCCCCTCCCCCAACTGTATCTCCAAGAGCGAGGTCTCCGTTTCTGGCCCTTACTTCATCTACAACAACACCAAAGCCCACCCAGAAGCCAATTTCGGGGAATAGCATTGCTTCACAAGTGCCCCCTGCTCCACTGGTATTGGCAGTTAACGCCACGGCAAGTGCAGCAGCTTCCCATGCAGCTACTACTCCCGCCCTCCCCGCTGTCGTTGACGATATTAGAAAATCCCCGATAGAGCAATTAGCAGTCAATTCGATAGTAACTCTACCCTGTCCCACAACGATTTGAGTATTGTTAGCTCCGCCACTAATAACAGCAGCCCAGGGAGAGGCTAAAAGACTGGCTGTCGTCGTCGTCTTAAAATCTCCAGCCACGTCAAAATAGCCAATCTTATTAACTGCTACCGTCGCGCCAGAGCCGTTCTTTATTTTACGCAGACTGCGTTTTTGATGTTGGGCCTCTAACGCCTCAATTGCGTCTTGGGGGTCGTTAATATCTTCTGCCATTACATCATCGACGCCATCCACTTTGGTAGAATAAGAGTCTAGCGCTCCGGGATATAAAGTTGTCATATTAAGTACCTCTCAGTTGAACCAGTCTTAGCATTAAGTGGTCAATAGCTAAATCTGGAGTGCCTACATCGGTTGTCCGAAAAGAAACGTTTACTGTATCGTTGGCTGCTAAACTTAAAATAGCATTACCAGCACAACTTTCTTCTCTGTCTGCTGCTTTGGTCTCAAAGTCGTTTGTTCCTCCAGCTACCTCAGTTCCGTTCACAGAAAACGTTATCTCCACATGTACATTTGCTGCGTCCGCCTCAAAAGCACCAGACCAATCCGCTGAATACTTCCCTGCGCCAGCAACAGTTAATTTTCCATTGCCGTCATGAGTAGTCTTGTAGAGTTCCCCATCAACTATAGCAGCATCGGAGACATCGTACCAGGTATTCTGTACAGCAGCAGCCTGCGCCCATGCCAGGTCATTCCCATAACATGAGCCGTAAGCCTTCTCCAATCTCAGCTTAACTGTCGCAAAAGTACCGGCAGGGTCAGTGCCAAGTTCTGCCTCTATTGCTTCGATTGCATCCTGGGGGTTATTTATGTGGGCAGCTAATACGTCGTCTACCCCGTCTACCTTATCAGCGTAGGAGTCTAATGCTCCGGGATAATCTGTACTCACTTTTTCACCTTTAACCTATATCTCTATATTCCCCATTAAGTCAATACCAAATAAGGGGGTGTAAGCGTCATATCTTACAATGTCAAGGTCTCCACCAGAAGCCTGATACACTTTAATCGTTATTACGTCACCCTCCACCAGAAGCCAGGGAACGCTTACAAACTGTGTCATCTCGTAGGTGGGGTATGTGGATCGAATATTCTCCGTAATCACTACATCGTTTACAAGAATCTTAATCCACCGATAGCCTACAGCGTGTGCTTCCCAGTTAATCGAAGCATAAATATTGTATGTGCCTCCGAGGTCAGTAGGAACCAGTATCCAGGTTGGTTGCGAGGACTCATGGTATGCTCCAACATCATGCTTCTCTGCGGTCCAAGAAACAGTAGTCTCTGTGTCGTTGGAGATAGTTTGCGATGTAGATCGAGTCAATAGTACTCCCTGATATGCTAACATATTTAAGCTCCCAAGAATTGTGCGCCGAACAACGGCGTATAAGGTGTGTCTTCATGCTCTATGTCCAAGGCCCCACCGGAATTCTGGTAAACGGATACCGAGAGAGAGTCGGCAGCGGCTACGTATAGAGTTATCTCAAGGTGCTGTGTAAGGTCAATCGCTACAGGCGGTACTGATACAGGCGGTACCTGGGTCGCGCTGGCCAGGGTTGTACCACTACGCCGCAATAAAATTATCCTCTGTCCCGTAGCATTAGCCTCCCATCGAACAGAAATCAAGATACGATAATAACCCTCCAGACCAAGAGGAATAACTATGTCCCCGCCCGCCCCGGTGTGGTATCCGCCTCTATCAAAGAGTTCCTGTGCAAAGTCAATGTCCGTATTGGTGTCATTGGGGATGCTTTGCGCGCCAGTGTGAGAAAGCAAACAGCCATTATGGATTTCGTCGCGAGTCTCAATATCTTCTATCAGGTAAGACTCCAATTGCATTGTGGTCTTAACCCCCTGCCCGTTCTCGCTTAACCATTGGTGCTCGATGTTCCCGACCCTGAAGACTTTCCTGAGTTTTAGTTTAGGGACCCTTAGTATAATCTTGTCATAGAGATCGGGACCAAATTGATTGAGTAATCTGTCCTCCATCTGAATAACAGGAAACGTGTTGGGGGCCTTCAAATTATCTAACAGCCAGGCCGACAGGGTTTGAGCATACTCAGTATCTGCTACCCATCGAGAAGTATTCACTAAAGTCCGCGACCCAAACTCAGCCTGGGCCGCCGCGTCTTCTACTACCCTAATATCTTCTGATGGAGCATAAATAGCGTCTCCCGTGGCTCTAAAATCAGTAATAAAACCATCGGTGCCACTATTATTGGTAAGCCAGAGTCTTGCCCCGTCGCCAATATCGCTATCATTTACTAAAACGCAATCCCCACTAAGGTCTGCTCCGCCGCCATCGGCCTGAGCATTGACAGTAAAGCCAAATGTTATATTAAACCCGGCAGGTCGCCATTCCTGCCATTTGAAGATAGGCTCAATAAAGAAAGTTGCTCCATCCAAAATAGCAGGAACAGTCTGAAGTTGCCAGAGAATATCATTGATGGTATCCAATATCATAGGAGAAGCTAACGTCTTGACAGTAGTTCTAACGTTCTCCCAGGGCAGAGACCTGCCTATGTCAGTCAATAGCTCATCCTGAGAGATATTATAGGTGTTTATCTGGCTATAGGTACGGGGAAACCAGAGAAGATTTCCTCCCCGGCTATGAAATGTTACTGCCCATTCAGCCCGGTTCCACTCATCCATTGCCTCGTAGCCCCCCTGGTTCCATGCCCAGTAATAGATGTGATTTGCGGCGTCAACACCAAAGCCTCTCGGCCACTCATCGGGCCAGTCTGCCTTGGCAGTAAGTATGAGGAAGATCGTATCCTTGAAAACGTTCTGCTGCAAGCCAAGGTTAACCACCTTATCCTTTAGCCATTGCAAGCCATCGCGAACAACGATCCGAACAGTGTCCTTGGTTCCCTGTCTTATTGGTTGAATGTCGGCAATAATCCCTCTCATCACACCATAGTCAGTTCCCGTGCTATCATCTCTAACTGCTATTCTCACAAACTTACCAGGAGAAACGTTTGGATACAAGGGACTGTCTATATTAAAGGGATCGAACCTGCCGTCCTCATTGTCAAATATACCAACAACCTCACCGACTCCAAAAGACTCAAGACCTCCACCTCCAGCAGCCAGCATATTTTGCCGGCCTCTTTTAACAGTCAAGTTGGTCATTCGCCGATAAGCCTCATTGGGACTCCACCAAACTCCATCCCACAGCACGATAAATGACCACAGAAGATTGCCTGTAGTTACGCCAACTCCGTACTTTACATCGGTTCCGTACTTAAAGCTCCCGTACAAACTCATGGAGTAACCCCTGCCGTTCTTAATGCTCCCATGATAAAGGGAGTTAGTTTCTCTTGTAGCTCGTAGCGATCTGCCAGACTTATAGCCGGAGAATATGTGAGATTTACGTTAACAATAGTTCCACCACCTCTACCAGCCTCGGCCATTGGGCCTCTCTTTCCTTTTCCCATTCCCGCCATTCCCATGCTTAGATCAATATCTTTGGCAGCCTGGGCAATACCTTTTAATCCTACTTCAAATGGAGTGGGAGAACCCGGTCTCAGCCATTCAGGAATAGCATCAATGGCACGGCGTGCTGCATCTTTCATTCTATCCCAATAACCAATAACTCTATCCAGAGCGCGTCGTATAGAGTTTATTCCGCCGAGCAATCCATGTAAAGAGATCGCAGCAACTTGCAATGCTGCCCTTTTCATGTTATCCCAATGGAGAGTAAGTGTACCAACAGCATGTCGTATAGACTCTATGGCCACCGATAGGGCATGGAAAGTGATTGTTTCAATCATTCCAAGAGTGACCCCCGCCCTGGCTACTGCCCTGTTTATATCCCCCCATAAAACAATAGCACCCTCTACCAGGGCGGCCATCGCCTGAAAGGCAAGCGCTGTCAACTGAAGGGCCGTAACGAGAGCGCCCAAAGACATCTCGAAAGCTCTCATAACAACATCTGCTGAGGAGACGCCTTCTGTTTGAGCGCCAAAAGCCTCTGCAATCCTGACAACAGCATCTTTTACCAGGTCCATCGCCGGAAAAACTGTCCCGGCCAGGTTCAATGCAAACTCCTTAAATATTTCTACCGCTTTTGGCATCAAGTCCTTCACCCAGGGAGAAAACTCACTGAGTAGGGGGAGCAAGGACTCATTCAGGAATAATCCCATCTCCGTTGCCCCTTCTGTAAAAGACTCGTTCAGGGCCAACATTTGATTAGTCCAACTTCCCGCTGTTGCTATTGCATCTCCCTGAGCATCAGTGGTTCCGGCATAAATTATATTAAGGCGAGCCTGAACCTTCTCCATCTCAGTAGCTACCTTAACACCACCCTCAATACCCATATTTAAGAGTTCCTGATCGAGAGTTGTTTGAAGGATGATAATACCGTACTTCCTGACAGTTTCGTGATTGCCTACAATGGCAGATTGAAAGTCCTCCATGACATCGGGAGCAAGAGTATTGTTAAAACTCCCGACATCCACCGCGAGTTTAGTCACAGCTACGGACATGTCTGCCGCTTTTTCCCTGGCAAAGCCCAGCGGAACAAAGGTATCTTGCAGTGTCGAAGCCATCCCCATCAAAGCGAATTTATTACGGCCTACAGCAAAGCCGAACGCATTTAATTGCCGGGTGGCTTCAGGAGCGGACTCCCCAAAGACAACATCGAACTTCGCTTGCATCTCCTCGGCGCTTCCGCCAAGTTTAGTAAGTCTTGAGCCGAGACCCAGAACTGCGCCGGAAAGGAGGGCAACTCCGCCAATAGCAGCAGCACCCGCGACCATACCAACTCTTGCAATGCTCCCGACAGAGCCTGCGATACTTCTAATTCCGGCCTTGGCGCTGCCGGTCTGGTCAACCCGAATTTCCAGGCGACGTATAGAGGTCATAGGGTTATCTCCTGCTTGCTCTCTTGATAGTGCAATTCATGCAGCCGAGCCACCCACTCCAGAGGCTCCTCCTCTACCACGGATGGCATTACTCCCATTCTTCTGGCCAGGAGAAGGGTGGGGAGCCATTCGGGACAGGCCCCTTGATCTTCTACTCCTGACTTGATTCTGTTGAGGAGGAGGGTGAGCACTCGGCGCTCGCTTTTGGGACAGTAGTTTTCATGGCCATTTTCAGATTAAATAGTTCAGTCATTTCATTCATCTGCTCAATGGACATTTCTCCCATCGACTCTGTGCCAACAGGTAAAGGCTCATCGGTGTCAGCGTCCAGAAAGTCCCACTCTTTCACCAGACCAACCATAAAACGCAGGCTCTCATCCGTGAGTTCCTCTCCCGCGTCACTCCTTTTCGTCATCTCAATAGCTTTAAGGGCATGCTTGTACTTAATAACTTTGAATTTTACCATCTCGGTATCCCCTTTCTAAGTCTACAGGTCAGCCACGTCGGTTATAACCGTTACTACACCGGCATTGCCCAGAGTATCAATTACTCCAAGTAATGAGACTTTAATGATATTGTTGCCGTCCCGGTCATCGAGAGTATCCACGCCGTCAACATAGTACATTCCATCAATATTGCAGTTATCACTAGCGCTCGCATAGCCTTTAACTCTTACGGCGTACAGGGAAGTAGTAAGAACAGCATCGGCAAAAGCCTGCGCCGCCGCCGCCGACACTTCCAATACAAGTTCCAATGATGTCTTCCATCTGCCAGTGCCCCAGCCATTAGGATACATGCTACCGGCGAATTGTTTCGAATGATAATTGTCCTCCAGCTTCCAGGTGAATGAGATAAACTCCGTTACAGCGGTATCTCCGATATTGGCATAGAGAGCATCTACAGCAAGCGTTGTCTCTCCCATCTTGATCGGAGTAACAGTTTGATCCGGTTCGGGGTTCCCACTCAGAGAGTCTGGCAAGTCGATCACTCGACCCGATAACTCCGCTTCCACCTTCCAGCCCTCTGGAGCGTTACCAGAGATAGTCAGGCCCGTCGCAAAAGCATCTACCAACCTAACGACATACGTACCGCCGCCATCTCCTCCGCCATTGGAGGGGCCTGAGTCGATATACTCCATAGTCAGGGGGGAGATCAAGGAAATTGCGTCCGTTCTAAATGGCAGAGTAAAAGCCCAGATATAGTCTGGCCCGCCTGTAGGCGATACAGAGCCCATTGCCAGCCAAAGCGGAATGAGAATTTGCTCATAAACAGCAGAGTCCATCGTTAGACTGCCTTCTGCCATTATATTAGATATGTAGTGTCGATTTGGGCCATGCTGTCCAATATTCTCCTCCGGCTGCACCTTGGTAGCAGTGGGCTTGAGTGAGCAATTAGCTCGAATATTGGTATCTACAACTACAGAACTTCCAACAGCACCTTGTTTACCATAATAAACTCCGCGTCTACTTACAGCGGTCATAATCTACTCCTTATGCATTTTCTTTAATAAATAATAAGTGTTTCTCTACTCGATAGGCAACGCCACTAATCTCTGCAAAATATGCGTCCGATGGGTCTTCCAGGGAAAGATACTCCCAAATGGCATTGCCCTGATTATCGCCAATGACATCCCTGACCACCTCGTGCAGATCGTCCAGAGTGTCTTCCGCCGTTTCGCCCCCAGACCGTTTAACAAGTACGTCCAGAGAGAAACTATAGAAGTTATGCTCCAGATGCAGGCTCTCCTGCTTGTGGTGCGTTTTATCGCTGAAAATAGAGAGCACCTTATCCATACCATCTACAGAAACTGGAGCATAGCCTAACACCTGATTAAACGAGCCCTCAGCAGTAAATATAGTTACCAGCGCTTCTCTTATAATTCGTCTTGTCATCTCAGAACGGCCTCACTATTTCGTCAAAATAATTCTCAACCGGAAAAACGTTAATAGCTCGCTGCGCATAATCATGCAATCCACCTCTATCGGCCTCGAAGCCGGCATAGGGAGCCTTGGCACCGGCAATGTTGTCCTTGTGATAAATGGAGCCTCTCAAAAAGCCGGTAGCGATATGAGCATACTTCGTCATGTCTATAACCAGCCTGGAAGTAACCAAAGACACGTCTCCGATGTTCTGGAGTACTTCGGCTAAAGCCCGCTGTAGCTGCCTTGCTCCAATAATTTTAACTGTCATGATCCCGATTGCTCCTCTAGCTCCAAATGAGTAAATGCGTCCAGACCACCCTGAGCGGCATAGGGATGAATGGCCCTGACAGCGTAAGTTATACCACCCGCTACCAGATAGTCCCCGGCTGCAAAGGCAGTATATTTGGTAAAAGATTGACGCAAGAGGAATTGTTTTTCAATGGGATAAGACTGTTTCCAGTCCCGGTCCATATCGTCTATGGGAGTGCAAGCTATGCCTGTAGCCACAGTAACAAGAGAGGCTCCTGAAGGGTTATTTTTATGAGTGCAAGTTTCTGTCAGGAAGTTTTCGATTATACACCTCCGCCACCATAATCACTATGTTTATTCATCATTCTCGCTGCCACTGAAGTGTTCGGCGAACTGATAAGTGATAGTTCCGGTCTCTAGTGCAGCCGCTCCAAAACCGTAAGTCTTCTCTACCCTGTCCTGAACAGACTTTATTCGTTTTTGTACCTGGGTGGCTAATTGGGAAAGTGCCTCTTTTCGGGGGCCTACAGTTACGTCAACATCGTCAAGGCTACCCATTATATCTTCCAAAACACGAAGTTCGGTTAAGTCTAGCACTTCGTCCACATCATCAGATGCAGAAGCAACTTCAGATGTAGTTGGATTGGTGATATCGGCTACGGAATAGCCCGCTTGTCTTAAAGCCCAGGCAATAGGACTGGCAAGGTCTGCGTTAGTCCCGTCAACTGTCGTTCCATCCATGCCTGCTTTGGCCATTAGTGGCCCGGTCCGGTGAATGGAGACATTCTCAACATTTGCGCGCGTTACGGTCATAATCTAGCCCTCCTTAACCCCTTCAGAACAACGTCCCCAGGCGCTTTGGGGCGAACCAGATAAAATACTACGGTTGCCCGACAAAGCGCCTGAGAAACGAATATTCCGCGGCCTGGTTAATTGTCCATATCTGAAAGCCCAACCCAGTCCGCCCCATTCCAGAGCATGGTCAGGCAGTCATCCTGGCCGGCAGTTAGCGTAATATCGCCACCGATCTTTGTATTTGCCCCGTCCTTCACAATAACGTTATACGTCGCATCTTCGTTGCAAAGAACCAATAGCGCACCGGCTACAGGGCCATCGGCAATAGCCGTGCCCGAACCCGAAGTGGTATGCGCTGAGCCGGCTACAGTGACAGGCTGATAACTGGTAGTGGCCGTGAGTGTCCAGCCGTTAGTCGTTAAATCCTGCGTGGCAGCCTCTTCCAGGGCCAGGAAACCGGAAATCTGTACAGCAGTGTCAGTTACATTAGAAACGGTCTCCCCATTACTCAGGCGAATGTCCGCCGTAGTAACAACTGAACCAGACAAGTCCAGACCATAAGTCCAACGGTCCGTAGTAGCCGAACCAGAGTAATCACTCTTGACGTAAATTGCAGCATCGGCCCCCGCTCCGGTAGAACTGGAGTTTCTTATCTGAAGGCCATAAGCAGCAGTCGGTACGGTTGCAGCTTGACGATCTAAGGCAAAGTCAGCAATCATAAGAGTACCAGTTACCGCAGCGTTATTCTGACTTCGCAGAGTCAGTGCGGTCATATTGTGTACAGTGCCTGCCGAAGTGTCACTCTTTGCGGTAATGCTTGCGCCGATTAAATTGCTAACAGTTCCACCAGGATTATCTGCCTTCGCCTCTGCGTCAATGGCTCTCATTGTAGTACCGAGAGTAGTAGTAACAGCCTCAGTGTCAATAGCGATCTTTAGAGCAGCTTCTAAGTGATCTCCGGTAGTAATCTCCTGGCCAGAAGGGCGAGTCATCTCAATGACAAGGCCAAAGTTTCGATCCTTGCCGCCAGTCCCGGTCATATCCCCTTCAATTAAGAACCACTCATTGTATGAAGTGGTGTCTGTGTCAGGAATACCAGTAAAGACTACATCTCCCTTGACAGTGAGCGTATCGTTGGCTGAGTTGCCCAGAGCAGTGTTATTCGTAACAAGTAATTCGTTAACGAGAATAGCTCCAAAGCGTTGCCACCGCACATACAAACCGTCACCATAAACATTTACCGTCGAGCCAACAACAAGCAGTATTGCAACAAGTGCTACAACATACCAATACTTACTCGCGCTTTGAAACTTGTTTCGTAGGTCGTTCACGTTTAACCCCCTTTGAATTCGCTGGAACTGGCTTCTCTACAGTCATCGCCACAGTTCTCAAAAGATCGAAGATTTGCTCTTGCTGGATGAGGAGCTTAGAAATACCTTCCTCCAGCAACTTGCGATGAGCATCGTCTTTCAACTTCATCGCTTTTTGCGTTGCCATAAAACTTCTCCTGTTAGGTTATCGTTGGGTCGGTGTAGCTTCCGCCGGCTGCACATTCTACACAAATACCATTGAGACGATTGCCGACGCCATATCCAAACCGGTGTCGCCAGATGGTATCATTAAATGGAAACTCCTCATCCTTTGCCACCATCTGTAAGTCGGTGCCCAGACCGGTTGCCGCAGGATCAACGCGCTTGTACAGCGGGGCTTCGACAGCGGTAGTTAAGCTCAAGATATAGGTGGCCGGAATTTGATCCCAACGCACAATCCAGGCTCCTGCTCTGTGACGCCCAATAACTACACCGGGCAGATCGGTCGGAACCTGCACTGGGGAGGCTGTCTGTGCGCCTTCCCGAATTTGTCGAATGTCAACTGGCTCGAAGTCAGTCAGGGCAACAACTTCGGGGACTTCAGCCTGATTGATAAAACTGACGATCTCGGCGGAGCCAGCCTGAATACCGAAGTGCTCTTCCAGCTCAGCCACGATATTGACGGTGTTAGTATTTACACCGGTCCAGGGATCATGAGTATCGTCAATCGCAGTTGCAACGTCCCCAAGTTCCAGATAGTGCTCATCATCGGCGTCGGTCATACTGCCGATAACCGGAGGGTACAGCGTTCCATCGGTATTGGCGAGGGATCGGATCGTTAAACTCCCTTGCTTATCATCGATGAAGGTTCCGTTAGAGCGGCTCATCAATGCCGTAAGCACTTCGTAGCGCGAGGTGTTGACGTTTTGGGCGATTACGGTGTCAATGTGGCGATCAAGTTCATCTACTGTCATATAGGCCATATCAACATCGTTGCCGGCAATCATAGCGCCGAAATCTTCCAACGGAAAGGCAACGTCCCACTGGCCGGAGGCTTTGACTGAACCATAGCGCCCATCAGGCCCCCTTCGTTGAAGATAACCGTTGCCCGGCAATTTGTAACGGAGTGTATGCTCCGATGTAGAACGGGCAACAAATATAGACAGGAGTCGTGTTAGTTCCGTGCTGGCAAGGTTCACATAGTTCGCAGCGGCCTCATAGATAACGCGCTGACCAACAGTGGAATTAAATACGTAATCCTGGTCTGATACATTTAAGTGTCCAAAAATACCTGCCATTATAAAACTCCTTAAGTAGCTTTTGCTTCAGAGTAGATAACTTGAATACGTGCCACTTTCGTAGCGCTTCCATCGGTCAGGGCAGTAACTCTCCCTACATATACGGTCTCATCTCCAGCCGCATCTGCAATTCGACCAACGTCGTTAGATACATACAGTAAATCACCGCAGTTTTTACCAGAGACGGTAAAGCCGTAAAGCTCGCCGTCCTCAAGAACGTCAATGGCCTGGCCCGCGCCGCCGCCGCTGAGAGCAATACCTCTAAACTGCTCAAAGAGATAAACGCCTCCAGTAGAAGCGTCGGAAGGATCAACAGTTCCATCAGTTTCTTGAGATACAGGCTGTCCCTTGGTGATCGTACTCCCCGCAAGATAAGATTTGATTGTAGCTTTCTTGGGGTCTATTGCTCCGATTTGAGCAGCAGTTAATGCAATGTTTGCCATTATAAAACTCCTTGATTAAATCCTAAGATTAGGTGTAGCTTGTTTTACGTCCTGCTTAACGGGTTTTTTACCTTTACTACTCGGCGGTGTACCCAGACCATCGCTCTGCCTTTGATCTTCATCGGTCATTGTCAGCCGGCCTGATTTAGCCAGGGCCTCTAACGACTCTCCAAAGCCAGAAACCTCGCCATCGGTTGTCTCAACCTGTGACAGGTCGATCAATGAGTAAGCATCTCCTGGAGTGGCAAAACCCAATTCAGTTGCCTTTGCAAGTATCGCAGTACGGACTCTCTCCGCGCTTAGACTGGCTTGCAGGGCCAGGTGATCGGTCTTAAGGGTTTTCATCTCAGCCTGGAGCTTCTCGGATGCGGACAGGTCGTCTGTCTTTTCCTTTTCAAAAGCCTCCAACTGCTTGCGCCTTCCGGCACTTTCGGAGTTAACCCTCTTTATTTGCTCGCGAGCACCTTCTATTTCTTTAACCAACTCCTCTGGAGTCATATCCTTTAATTCAGCCATCCCGACACCATCCTCTCCTATAATAATTCTTATGTATAGTATAATTCGAGTTACACTGTTTGTCAACGTCAAGCAATACGGTTGACAGAAGAAGTGTTCAGCCACTCGTGCGGAGGGTGGTCGTAGGGTAAACGTAGGGTGATCCTTACGCTAAATTCACGCAAAGCACTTGCTATTACTCCACTACGAGTGTATACTATCATTCAAGTAACTAACTATTGCACTTAGGAGAAGCAACGATGAAAGAAGACCCAATGGAAGTTTATATGATAAGATTACCAGTAGGAATGAAAGAGGCGCTCAAGACGACTGCGGAAAAGCAAGGACTGAAAGCGCCGGAGCTCGTTAGATTGGTTTTAGGGTGGGTCGTAGATGGGACGATTGAGGTTGACCTGGCCAGACCAGTACTGAAGGAAAGTAAACCGTGACCAGAAAACAAAAAGGCCCCCGCCACACACGGGGACCCCTGCAAATCGACACCACACAGGTATATCACCTCAGCGAGGCGCGGGCTCCAGTCACAGAAACCCTTATTACTTTTGATTATACCAGAAAGTCCTCAATAAAGCAAGGACTGGGAGAAAAGATGAACAGCGAAAATGAGAGTGCCGATAACTTCACGCCGACAACAGAGTCCAACGTTGGACATGCAGCACAGTCCGACAACCTTGCCGAAGGGTTGACTCAACAAATAGACCTGGCCCACCAAGTAAATGTAGACGAAGACTGTGGCAAGTATTGGAGCGGCCTTTTTAACGCACGAGGAGAATGGTCAGCGCGGCCTATCCGGTGCGGCCACTGCGATGAGTGCCTACAGCGAAAAGCAGACCAGACTGAACGGCGTGTTTTAAGACGACTGGAGATACGCAAGGACGGCAACGATAGTTTGGTCATCTCCGTACTCAGCGTCCCTGCGGTCAAAGTAATGGCCCTGCAGAAGCGAATTCAAAGGGACGAAACGGCTCAGTACTACCGTGCTTTCAACGAGGCCGGCGCCTTTGACTTCATTATCCAGAGCGATGAAGTTTACGGAGAGGTGGTAGAGACTCCGAAATACGATTTCGCCCTGGCCGCTAAAATCTCGAAGGAAAAGGGCAAACGACAGACCGGTTTACTTTACAGCCTGAAGTCAAAGAAAATAGCTGCCGAGAAAGAAGATACCTATTCACTCAATCTAACCAAGATCACGGCTGAGAAGCCCGGTGACAGCAAGCGCATTACCATTATAGCAAAGACTATCAAGCCCAATAAGTACGCCTTTGATCAGAAGGAACATCAAGCACGTATCTTTTCCCTGACTTCCAGATTGACAGGCGCCCTGGATGAGGCAGGCATAGGATACCAGACCGAGGGCCTTATCAGACAGACCAGACCGATTGACCGATTGAAATACAACGCCAATGTGGTCGAATGTCCAAATAAGACACCTATAGAGACAGACCTAAGTATAGGGGCCTTATCTGGACAAGATAGCTTGTTTAATGAGCCAGAGCCCGAACCCGGCCCGGTATTCTACCACTTTGAAGTCTCTGAACAAGAATGTATCGAACGACAAATGAACTTTTGCTGGAATAATTAGGAGTAACAAGATGAAGTATTTCGTAATCAAGAGCGCGGACTCCAGGAACGTACTTTCCCTGTTACGGTCGTTAGGAATTGAAATGGAACGTTACAAGTGGGGTCATAGAACTTTGCACAGAGGCCGTTGTTTCTGCGGCCAAACGATTGTGGTCGGTACATACCACAATTCCTGGTCATGCGGCAAAGGATGGCACTGGCAAAAGGCGATTGGACTGGCGATGCATTGTTTGTCGGTTGATAAGCCCGGCGCAATTGCTATCCTGAATGGTTGTTTCTATGAAACGAGGCCAAAACCCACCTTCGTAGATATGAACGTCTTGACCGTTGTCGCGGACGAATTCAAAGAGCGGGCCGAGGCAATGTTGCCATCGGTGTACGCCAGGAACTAATCAACTAATTATAGCAGGAGCTAGAATTATGAAACACGAAAACGCAGGAAGTCGTCCAACCGTAGTAATTGGAGGAGGAGCGCGCACTCTATTAAGATATAAGACTTATTGGGATGTTTACAAGCCAACCGCCAGTACCGGAACCTTCGGACCTACGTACAGGGCCTTGTACGGCATTTGCAAGAGATTACTTAAGTGGAGCATATAATGCCAAGCGTACTGATAAGCAAGCAACTAATCTCCGCCCACATATCAGACATTACGAAGTCCAAGACCACCGACCCGAACCGCTTCTCTCGAATGAAAGGTAGCAAGAGCCAGCAACTGGGGTCACTCGAAGGTCGGATAGCCGGAATAAGACGACTGTGCAACGAGGATTGGTTTGCTGCCGCCGAGCCGGAATTGTCAAGCAACGTACTGAAGTTCGCGGAGTATGTAGAAGCTGGAAATCCAATATGGTCTCCGCTTCTCGAAGGGTAACACTTATGGGAGCGAAATGGTTTCGACAGACGAGGTGGCCCGTTAGGCGTAAAGGCCCACAGCAAAAGCGCCAAAAGGCCAACAACAGCCTCGCTCTGGACCGGGGTTCGATCCCCCGCGCTTCCACTTAGTAATTTAAGCAATTATCACTATTTTAGGAGAAACAAGATGAAAACTATAGATGAGCGATTAGCGCTCTTGTCGAGACTTAACCGGGAACACGGCACGCTATTTGACGCCGAGGTCCCATCAGAACTACTTGCCACCATACGAGCGCAAAGCTCAAGCGGGCGGAGCAGGGCGGAGATAGCCGCTGAACTTGACTGCTTGTCTGACCCAACGGTTGTAGGCTCCATCCAGGCCGCTCTGGGTGATCCAACCCCCAGGCCATCTGGAGTATTGGCGCGAAACTAGCAAATAAATAAGGGCCTCCAGCACTGGAGGCCCGACAACTAACTATATAACAAGAAGGCAACATGAATTATAACAGAAAATCCTCCCCGAAACGAATTGAAGGTCAGATTAAGACAGCGCGTGAAGATGTTACGGATTGTATCCTGACAATAGCAGAGGCCGATGACATCGATGCGTTGAGGCTTGGCGCGGCAGCGGGACTACTTGCCGTCCGTAGATTGATGGCCCTTTTACCGAGAGGAACCGAGGTGACGAAATGATTAGACAAAATATTGAAACCAGAATAGCCAATAGAGCTAAAAGTATCTTCAGTTCACTTGGCGCAATAATCAACGACTTCTATTTAGAGGCTGGCATTTACTTTGTCGGCGGGTTCAACGCCTCTCTGGTGGCCTGGGGCATTTATACTGATTTACTGGTAAACGGCCAACCGCTTCCCTACGCCATTACCATAGCCATTGTAGCTTTCATCGCTGTCGAGGGACTGGCCGTCTATCTCGTGGGAGCCGCCGCCCGTGCTAATAGCAGGCTCCTCTGGTTTTTCAGCATCGTATTTGCCGTCTTCTTTACTTTCGCTCACTATATAGAGATGACTGACCAGGGTGTTATATCAGAGTATGTAAAGCTGGCGATCCCTTTCTTCGTGGTGATCGGCTACTGGGCCAAAACGCTTAAGGCCGACATCGAAAACAATCATGCGCAGACGACTCAACAGCGCGATGAGGAACTGGCCAGAAAGCACCACCTGGAGGATGAGGAACTGGCCCGTTCGCAGAAGCTAGAGGATGAGGACAGAGCGGACAATCGGGAAACAGACCGGAAAAGAGCGGACAATAAGCATGAACTGAAACTGGCCAGTCTCTCGGAAACAGCCGGAACGCAGCCGGAAAATTCCAACTGGAAAAACGATCAGAACACGGGAAACGGCGTTTTGCCGGAAATTAATTCCGGTCGGAAACTGGACAGGGCGGACATTTTGGAACGGCTGCCCGGCTTCATTTCCGATGGATATTCCAATGTGGAGATAGGCAAAATGGTGGGCAGGAATGAGCGCACCATCAGAAATTATCGACATCAGCTTAATGATCGACCAGAAGGTGCGGAATAATGGCCAACACGGTTAGTTTCACTAAGCCAATTCGTCTTTCGAGGGATGGCAAGTATGTGGTAGAAGTTTTCATAAACGGTGCCTGCTTTGGAAGCGAAACCGGGACCACGCCGGCAAAAGCCAAGGCAGCAGCAAAGCGTCTTCTGAAGAACATCGGGAGGAGGGAATAATGAGTTGTCAGGGATGTGCTTTCTTGGCCAAGCAACTCGCCGAGATAGAGGACGTGGCCAGAACGGAGGCAACGCTCGCCGCCGCCAAGATGAGCAAGGGCGATATAGGTCGAGCGGAATACGGCTTTGCGCACGCGCAGCTTGATATGGGAAACACCATTTTGAATATCCTTGGCCGCCCTGAAGTGGTATTGAAAAAGAGTAGGATGGGCGGCCTGTTTAAGGGTCTATTTGGAGAGTGAGATTATGGGAAAACCTTTGGAACGACACTTCAAGTTAATCGAAGCTATGGCCTGCCTGGCAGCGCTGGTATCGCCGGTGATTTTGATTGCTGCCGTCTTTACCTGGATTACGGCCAAAAGAGCCATAGAGGATGCCACCCCGTTTATAGTCTGGGCGGTTGCTGGCGGTATCGTGATCGCTGTCTTGATTACAGTCCCGGTGCTGGCCATCTGGCTCGGCGGGTGGTCGATGACCAGGACTGCCCAGGGGCGCCGTGACAGATCGTTACTGCAAAACGAGGCCCGGCAGTCCGGTATCGAAAGTGATCGTATGCAAATGCGCACGGATGCTGAGTGGGGCCTTATAAATGCCGCACTGAAACAGCTTGATCATGGCCTCATCCACCCGACAACCCTGGGCGAAGGGGCAAAGTTTGACCACTTCCCGGCTACGATTATCAGCAAGCAAGAGAATGAGGTTCCCCTGCTGGAAGCGCCTCCCCGAAGGCTTGAATTTGAGCCTGTAGCACGCAAGGCGCTATCATCCCGTGGCTCAGGTCGATTTATTGGTTTTGGCGCAATGGACACCGGAAAAACAACCCTTGCGAAGCACATGGTAGACCTGGCAAAGCAAGAGATAGTTCAAAAGCGGGACGGCAGAGTTTTTATTTTGGACCCCCATGCGCCCAAGACGGTCTGGGGCGGTGATGACGTAACGATCATCGGGGCCGGGCTGGATTATGGTTCCATCCGAGGCTTCCTGGATCAAATGCAGTCGGACATCAAGAAGCGCTACGAGGCCGGCTGCGGGGATGATAGTACGCCACTGCCATCTCCGCCTTGCTTTGTAATCTGTGAAGAATGGTCAGGAGTGCTGGCTGAATTGCAAGCGAAAAAACAATGGGGGCCGGACGATAATCGCATGCTGTATATGGATAGCCGCAAAGCTGGATGGGGCTACTTCCTGGTGAGCCACGAACACACCGTTGGGAGCCTGGGCTTGCAGGGGATGGGGAACTTGCTGGCTGGCGTCGAGTACTTTATTACACTTGAAAAAGATGCTATCACGGGCGAGCACAGCGCCATACTGGGCAAGAGTTTTAAGGACAAGGACCCCTACGAGCTAATCACCCCGGGGGCATACAACGGGCGGATGTACTACAGCGACACGCAGGCTCGAAGCGAGATGACTAAAACTGAGAAGTATTTGGTTTTGGAGCCAGCGCCGGAGCCCGAAGTGACCATTGACGAACTGGCATTTATAGAGGCGGAGCCAACGGACAAGGAGCAAGAGATCATCGATGCGGCCCAAAGCAGCAGGAACGCGAAGGGCAAGATCGTGATGATGCGCGTCACCGGGCTACTGGGCTGGTCTGCCACCGGGCCAAATAACGAGCGGATTAAGGCCGTTCTGGACAAGTGGGATATTGACTATTAGTTGTTGTTGTTGTTGTTCGATGGCCCAGCACGCAATTTGGCCAGGGCCACTTCATCCCAACCCTTGAGCTCCAGGTAAGCTAACAGCGGCATGCCAGCTTCTTTGGCGATCTTCACAGCTTCCCAGAAAGCCTTATCTTCCTCATGTTCTTCGAGAATGTCTATAGCGAAAACACTGCGTTTCCCAAACTCAAACTCCAGTGCCCCGCTTCCATAACTATCCAGATTAAACCCAAACAGGCTGCGGAAACCACCAATGGAGACTGCCATTTGAAGCACTCTCTTTAAGCCATCATCGTAGTTTGCCCGCCTCTGGAGAACTTTTGTCTCTGCGGGTTGACGTGCAATTCTCAGAGCCCGACCCGAAATATCCCCAAGAGATCGTAGGGCATCAAACTTTAACTCAGGATAATCTCTCTCCA